CAGAGACCCCCGGACATCCATGTCCTAGCGTCCCTCTCTCCCCGGCAGCCGCGCGCCCGGCCGTGGCTTGCAATTCGGCCCGCGAAATGTAAGCGACCGGACCCAAGATCGCTCCAGCTGACGGCCTAGCTGGAGCGATCTTGGGCCGACCAGCCCAGGAAGGACAAGCCGTCCCGGTGGTGCCCGGGGGTTATGTGTTGACCTTAGGGCCTGTTGGCCCTAAGGTCAACACTTATGAGTAGAGGGTTGGGACGCACCCAGCGGGAGCTACTGGCGCAGCTGGCCGATGGCCAGTGGCAGACCGTGCTGGCGCTAGCGGGCGGCGCCGCCGCACCGCGGGCGGTGGTCGAGTCCGTCCGCCGCGCCGCACGGCGGCTGTCGGACCAGCAGCTGATCGAGCTGGAGTACATCGACGACGATGGTAGATCCTGGTCGTCGCTGGGCGGCGGGCGAAGCTACTACGGCGGTGGCCGGCCGGTTCACCCGGGGTGGAAGCTGGCGGCGCGTAAGCGTTGACCTAAGGGAGTCGACTCCCTTAGGTCAACGCTTACGGCTCACGGCGCGGTGGCTACTGGGTCCGTCGCACGGGCCTACCTGTCCGGTTTGTCCGCCCCGCGCCTGAGGCTGGGCCCAATTCATGGCCGTTTTGTGCCTCTGACCTGCGGTTCTGAAGTTCCGTCGAACCCGAGGTCAACACTTACGGCTCAACACGCTGGTGGTCCAGCCCGCCCAGGGGTAACTCACTTTCGAGTACCCCTCAGCTGCGGACCACCCGGACCGCCGCCCCGGTGGCCGGCCGGGGCCGCCGGCCGGCAACCACCCGCGGGCGTAGCTTCGGTACGTAGGGCACGGTCAGCGCCGCGTGGGCAGCCCCGGCCGCGGCGTATGCGGCATCCACGTGGCCGGCGCCGCGGCGCACGAACCGCCAGCCGTCGCCGACCGGGTACCGCTGCGCCCCCGCCACGTGGGCGTCCTGCAGCGGGTCGCCGGGGTGGACGATCTGCCGGGCGGCGACCAGGTCGGCGAAACCCTGGCAGGCTTCGGTGACCGCCGCACCTTTGAGCTCCATTGCCCCATCCCGCCCCCTCAGCACGGCAGCCAGGGCAGCGGCAGGCCCGGACGGGTACCAGGCCAGCACCCGCGGCTGGATCGCGTCCAGCAGGCCGGGCAGCTCGTAGCGGGCCGCGTCAGTGGAGTTCCACGCGGCGGCGGGATCGACCCGTACCCGGCCGTCGTCGAGGGTCGCCGCGGTGGTGAGCGTGACGTGCGCGCCGTCGGGGGCTACGTCGATGCACGCGGCGACCCGGTCGCGGGCGCGGTCGAGGGTGCCGGACGGGTCGGCGCAGTCGCGCCACGCGGCCAGGTCGATCGCCTGGTCGAGCGTGTCGACTTTCTGACACAGGCATTCGGTGCGGAAGATGGCGGGCGGGTCGGTGGCCAGGTTGGACCGGATCACCCGTTCGGGGATGACGTAGCCAAGCCCGGGGTTCGCCTGCGCCCACGCTTTCGGATCGTCGAGGTCGCATCCCTGCGGCGCGGACCATTCAAACAGGCCAATCGTCTCGTCTCTGCCAGCCAGGGCGGATTCCCGTAGATGATTCAAAACAATCGATCGGTCATCGCCGGCGTTGCTGATCGCGACGGTGAGGGCGTCCGGCCGGGCCATCGTGGTCTTGCTCAGCGCCGCCCATGGTCCCCAGTCGGCATGTTCGCGCAGTTCGTCGAGGATGAGCAGGTCGACCGACAGTCCGCGGCCGGCTGACCGGGTGCTGGCGGTGATCCGGTACCGGGCGCCGGAGGTGAGGGTCAGGCACTGCTCGCCGTTGGCGTGGCGGACCCCGTTGGGTGGGATCTCGGCCGCCAGCTCGGGCTCGCCCTGCGCCATCGCGACCGCCCCCGCCCAGGACTCCCTGGCGATGTCGAGGGACTGGGCGGATCCGAGCACCAGCCGCACCCCGCGCACGTACATGAAGTAGAGGGCGAGAATCTTCAAAAGGTGAGTTTTGCCCGATTGGCGCCCGACTAGGGTCAGCACGGTCCGGTAGCGGAACCCGCCGGATGGGTGTAGCTCAAGGGCGTGCAGCAACCACCAGCGCTGCCACGGCACCAGCTCGACACCCAGCACGTCCTGCGCGAACTGGATCGCTTCGTACCCGGCGGTGGTGCGGCGGGTCAGCTTGCGCAGCGGTGGCGAGTACAGCCGGGGCTCACGCCGGCCGAGCAGCTGCCCGGACCGCGGCGAGTTTGCCACCGGTGCCCCCTCCCCGGGTCTTGCCGGCGGCGGCCCGGGCGCGTGGGGTGGCACCCAGCGATTCGAGTACCGCCAGCAGCTTCGGGCCGAGCTGGTCGAGCCGGTCGCCGGTAGCGCCGCACGCCGAACAGGTGGCCTGGTCGATCGCCCGGGCGTACTGCTCGGCGAGGGTGGCGGCGGCGGAGTCTTCCGGCTGCAGCGCTAGCTGGCCGATGGTGTGGCGCACCTCGGGCAGGATCAGCCCGTCCGCCGCCCGCAGCTTCCCGACCATGGTCTCCTCCGTTTCAGGAAATGCTACAGGCCGTGTACATGGTCGCAGGAAATCTTCCTGTAAGCTGCTGGCGTGACCAGCCTGTTCCGGAGAATTTTCGGCGGAGACCCGCCGGACCAGTCTCCGACCAGCGCGGTCATGACCCGCCCTGCCGCGGCCCGTCAGTTTCAGCTGGATATCCCGCCCGAGATGTTGGAAGCGATGTCCGGCGGCGGGGCGATCGCCCAGCGGATCAGCCGGCGGGAAGCGCTGCAGGTACCGGCGGTGCTGCGCGCCCGGAACCTGATCTGTGGCACCCTGGGCAGCCTGCCGCACGCCGTCATCGACCCTGGCCGCAATGAGGTCCCCGGTGGTACGTACCTGCTGGGCGGCAACATTGACCCGGACGTAGCGAACTCGGTGGTGCTGGCGCAGACCTACGAAGATCTGCTGTTCGAGGGCATCGCCTGGTGGAAGGTGACCCGCTTCGGCTGGCACGGCTTCCCGGTCGAGGCCCGGCACGTCCCGGTCGAGTCGGTCCACGTGGTGCCGCTGGGCGGTCTGCAGTCGCACCAGCTGATCAGCCCGGACCAGCCGTTCCCCGCCGACGGTCAGGTGTACATCGACGGGCTCCCGGTCGCTGACCGGGAGGTCATCCGGTTCGACAGCCCGAACCCGCCGCTGCTGGTCCACGCGGCGCGGGCAATCCGCACCTGCCTGAAGCTGGACCGGGCGGCGGCGCTCTACTCCGACGACCCGCTTCCGCTGGGCGTGTTCGAGCCGGCCGAGGGCGCCGAACGGCTGTCTGACCAGCCGAACTCGGCCGCCGACGGTACGGAGCGGTCCGAGGTCGACGCGCTGCTGGACGCGTGGGAGGAGGCCCGCGCGAGCCGGGCGTGGGGATACACCCAGGGCGTGACCGCGAAGATCCTGCAGTGGTCGCCGGAGCAGCTGCAGCTGGCCGACGCCCGCCAGCACGCGGTGCTGGAGATCGCCCGGGCTGCCGGGATTGACCCGGAGGACCTTGGTGTGTCGACCACCAGCCGCACCTACCAGAACGGGGAGCAGCGGCGGCAGGACCTGCTCGACTTCACCATGGGCATCTATGTGGTGGCGGTTCAGGACCGGTTGAGCATGCGGGACGTGCTGCCGCGCAACTACGTGTCGCGGGTCCGCTTCGGCGGGTTCCTGCGCAGCGACACGAAGACCCGGATGGAGACGTACAAGGTGGGTCTTGAGGTCGGCGCGTACACCGAGGATGAGATCCGCGACCTTGAGGACCGGCCGCGGCTGACTCCGGCGCAGCGGGCGACCGCCCGCCAGCGTGGCGCGAGCGCCACCCCGCCGGCCGCGCCCAACGGAAGGGCACCGAACATGAGCGATCCCAAGCCGGTCACGTTCACCGACGACGGCGAAGCGGTCCGGGTCCAGTTCGACAGTGACGAGGTCGCCGAGACGTTCCAAGTGGACGTAGAGCGGCGCACCATCACCGGGATGGTGGTGCCGTGGGGCAAGGTCGCCAGGTCAGGGTTCAGCAAATGGAAGTTCGCACCCGACAGCTTGCGCTGGACGGATGCCAGCCGAACGAAGCTCAACCTTCACCATGACTTCACCGCGCTGATCGGCCGTGCCACCCGTTTGCAGTCCGGCAACAAGGGATTGATGGCCACCTTCAAGGTGGGTCGCGGTCCCGATGGTGACCGGGTGCTGACTCAGGCCGAGGACAAGATCCTCGACGGGTTCTCGATCGAGGTCGATTTCGTCGATGACCTCGGCGACAGCTGGCAGCCTGACCCCGCCGATGAGTCGGTTCGCCTGGTGCGCCAGGCCAGCCTGCGGGGTGTGGCTCTGACTGGCATGCCGGCGTTTGATGACGCCCGGGTTTCGAGCGTCAAAGCAACACGAGACGGAAGGAAGGGCGCCATGCCCGACGACAAGAAGCCGGCCGCCGGCGGGCAGACCGCCACCACGTTCGACCTGGACACTTACGTGACCCGGGTCGGCGAGTCGATGGCCGCCAGCCACAAGGAACTGGTGGAGGGGCTGACCGAGAGCATCGGCGAGTCCGTGTCCGCCGGGATCAAGGCGGCGCTTGAGGACATCGCCACCCCGCAGGATGGTCCGCAGCCGGTGCGGGCGGCCCGGTTCGTGGTCACCCGCGAGGCGCCGGTGTACACGCTGAACGGTGGCGGCCCGAGCCTGGTGCGTGACGCCTGGTTCGCGCAGATGCACCACGATGAGGAGGCGACCGCGCGGGTTCGGAAGTTCCGGGCGCAGACCGAGGAGATGGCCAAGGTGGTCACCGCCCGGCTGCGGTACGCCATGGACAGTTCCGGGGCGCAGTTCACCACCGCATCGACGTCGAACGTGTCCGAGGTGATCCCGCCCGGCTACAGGCCCGACCTGTTCGTGCCCGAGCTGGCGCAGGGCAGGCCGCTGGTCAACGCCCTGTCGCGTGGCACGCTGCAGAACGCGACCCCGTTCGTGGTGCCGGTGTTCGGGTCGGCGACCAGCGCGACCGACGACCACGTCGAGGGGACCAACCCGACCGACGGCAGCCTGACGATGGCGACCAAGACCGTCACCCCGGGCGCAATCTCCGGGCTGCTGAAGCTGACCCGGGAGATCGTCGACAGTTCGAACCCTGCGATTGACCAGATCGCGCTGCAGGCGATGCGGGAGAGCTACGCCCAGCAGACTGAGGCGAAGGCGTACGCGGCGCTGACCCATGCCACGCAGGGAACCGGCGGCACCATCACCAACGGGTTCGTGCCGTCGGGGGCGCAGGCGTCCACGGTGGATGTCACCGACGCCGACGACGGGGCCATCCTGGTGCGGCACCTGCGGGCGCGGCTGGCCGCGTACCCGTTCGCCCGGTTCGCCGCACCGACCACTGGCCTGGTCAACCAGGAGGCTACGAGCCTGCTGGCGACCGCGGTCGACGCGGACGGCCGGCCGCTGCTGCCTTCGGTGGGCGCTCAGAACGCTTCCGGGCTCGGCAACGCCGTCACTCAGGGATGGTCGATCGACGGGCTGCCGTTCGTGCCTGCCTGGTCGATGTCGGGGACCGCGGACACGGACACCAAGGCGATCATGCTGGCGCGGCCGGACGCGTGGGCGTGGGAGTCGGCGACGCTGATGTTCCGGTACGAGGAGCGGTCCGGCCCGGCGGTGATCGACCTGGCACTGTTCGGCTACTTCGCCACGCACGTGCTGCGGCCGGTGGGTCTGTCCGGGATCCGGGTCACCAACGACGTGTCGGCTACCTGACCATGGCGATCCGGGCCGGCGGTTACATTGACCGCGGAGACGGGAAGGGGTGGGTGCTCTACGCGCCCGCCCCGGCCGCCGACGTGCCTGAGCCGGCCGGCCCGCAGCCGCCCGCCCCGCCCGCCACGCCGGCCGTGGGCGAGCCGGGGGAGCCTGCCGCGGCCCCGGATACCCCCGACCCGCAGCCGGCCGCACAGACCGCCGCAGCGGGCCGGGTGGCGTGCCCGGACTGCGGCCGGGAGTTCGCGGTCAACAAGGACGGGACCATGCGCAGGCACCGGTGCGTGATCAACGCACCGGCCCCGCAGGTCACCTTCGACGGAGAGGAGTAGGGCCGTGGCGGCTCTGACAGTGCAGGACGGCAGGCTCGGGCTCGGAACGGTCACGTTCGCAAGCGCCGCTGAGGCTGGTGACACGGTCACCCCGGGTGGGGTGGACGCGGGCGGGTGGCAGCTGCCCGTGGTGCTGATCGTCGTCAACGGGTCGGTGTCCGACTCTGAGGTCACCGTGACCGGGCTGGCAGACCCGGTGGACGTGGCAGCCAGCGAAACCGGGATCATCCCGCTACGCGGTGGCGGGGTGCACGGGCGGACGATCGAGATCGAGTACGAGAACCACGAGACGATCACCGTCGCCGCGGTCCGGCTCTGGTAGCACCCGATGAGCTGGCCACCGACCCTCGCCGACCTGAAGGCGGACATGCGCTCCCGCGGGGAGGATGCTGCGGTGCTGGACGTCGATGACGACCGGCTGCAGCCGATGCTCGACGCGGCGGTGATCTTCGTCCAGAGGGTCCGGTGGAAGTTCAACTACACGGCCGACCCAGAGTCGACACTGCCGGATCCGACGGCGGACCTGGTACTGGGCACGCTGCGGCTCGCGTCGCGGTGGCACACCCGCCGGCGCTCCCCCGACAGCCTGGTCCAGATGGGGGAGCTGGGCGCTGGGCGGGTGCCCAGCTTCGACCCTGACATCGACCGGCTGCTGCGGATCGGCCGGCATGCGCTTCCGGTGGTGGGCTGATGTCCGGCGTGGTCAGCGATGCTGCGGCACAGCTGCTGGCGGTGCTGCGCACGGTGGAGGGGCTGCGGGTGACCGCTGATCCGGCGGCGGTGGCTACCGGCCCTACGGCGGTGGTCGGGCCGCCGGCGCTCACGTGGGAGTCGTACTGTGTCGAGCCGACCGGCGCCACCTGGGTGGTGCACCTGGTGGTCGACGCCACCGAACGCACGATGGAAAACCTGTGGCGGCTGGTGACCGAGGTGGCCGCGGCGCTCGATGAGCGTTTCCTGGCCGGTTCGGTGATTCGGGCCGACCCGGGAACGTGGTCGGCGGGCAGCACTGATCTGCCGTCGTATGCGATCCAGGTAGACGTGGCACTGGGAGGGTGAGAGATGTCGATCCATAACCGCCGGCTGAAGCTGATCGAGTTCAGCTTGGGCGCTATCGCGTTTGAGTGCCAGGTCAAGTCATGGAACCTTGATCCTGGGATCTCCGACGGTGAGCGGCTGTATTCGTTCTGCCCGGACGGGGCCGACGTGGAGGAGACCGACCCGGAACCGACGCTGGAGTTGGAATTCTTCAGCGACTGGCGATCGGACGGAATCTCCGACTTCCTGTGGTCGCACTCCGGGGAGGACGCCACGTTCACGCTGAACCACCACCCCGACATCGCGGCCGAGCATGTCCGCTGGACCGGGACGGTACGGCTGAAGGCGCCGCCGGTCGGCGGTGAGGCCCGCGCGACCGAAATGACCTCGATCACCCTGCAGGTGATCGGTGACGTGACCGATGGCTACACAAGGGTGGGTGCGTAATGGCTCTCTCGACGAAGATCAACCTGCGGGTCGCGGCGACCCTGACTGACGCGCTGGACCTGTCTACCGCATCCGACCCGCTGGCGTACGAGAAGCGGCTCACCTGGCTGTCGGGCACCGGGGCGGACCAGGCGAGCATCCTGTGGCATGACCAGCGGACCGTGGCCGCGTCCACCGATGAGGACCTGGACCTGGCCGGTGTGCTCACCGACGCGTTCGGAAACACGCTGACCTTCGCCCGGGTCAAGGGACTGCTGGTCGCCGCCGCGGCGGCGAACGCGAACAACGTGGTGGTGACCGCCGACGGCGCGGCTGGTGTGCCTGGCCTGTTCGCCGCCCTGGGCGACGGGGTGGTGGTCCGCCCGGGTGGGCTGTTCCTGTGGGTGGCGCCGGACGCGACCGGTGCGGTGGTCACCCCGACCACCGGCGACCTGCTCAACTTCGCCAACTCCGGGTCCGGAACCGGAGTCACCTACGACGTGATCATCCTGGGTGCGTGATGGCCACGTTCAGCGTGCCATTCGAGATCACCCCCGACGGGGGTGACCCGTACCGGGTGGTCGCCGACACTCGCGACATCTACACGTGGGAGAAGACCACCCCGAACAAGACGGTCACTCTCCAGCAGGCGATGGAGGAGCTGAGGTTTGCCGAGCTGTACCGGATCGCATGGATCGCCGCCCGGCGGCAGGGCATGTTCGCCGGCACGCTCGACGACTTCGCCGCCACGCACCAGGTGGAGCCGAAGGGAGACGACGACCAGGAGGAGGAGGAGGAGGAGGGAGGCGACGCGGTCCCTACCCGGCCGGTGAACTCGCCCGGACCCTCGTCACCCTCGCAGTCCTCACCGGCATCCCGCCCTCGGTCTGGGCCGAAGAAGGTGGCCGCGCGGTCGTGACGGCGGTAGAGGTGATTAACCAGATGCACGACGACCGGCAGGGGGGGGCCGGCGGGAAGTTCAGCGGAAAGCAGATGTCCGGATAGGAGGTGCGCGGTGGCCAAGAAGAAGGACACCCTGACGCTGAATATCCGAATCGACGGGGCCAAGGAAACGCTGAAGGCGCTCAACCGGCTGCCGAAGGAAGCGAACGCCGCGGTCAAGGACGGGTCGATGGAGCTGGCCCGGGCGCTCGCGACCCGGGTCAAGGCCGCCGCGGTGGCTGACAAGTCACCCCAGTCGAAGCTGCTCGCACGGACGGTCCGGGCGCGGCGGGACCGGGTGCCGGTGATCCTCGCCGGTGGCGACCGGCTACTGGGCCGGCGGAAGGTACCGGCGTGGCGGCTGCTGTTCGGGGCTGAGTTCGGGTCCAACCAGCACCGGCAGTTCCACCATGCCCACTCCGGCCGCAAGGGGTACTGGTTCTTCCCCGTCGCCGAACGGGAAGCGGCCACCATCGCGAAGGCGTGGCGCGAGGTCGCCGACCGGATCGTCGATGCCTACGGTGGTGACCGCTGATGTCCGGCGTGCGCACCATCAAGACCCGGTTTACCGGCGACACCCGCGACATCGAGAAGGCGTCCCGGCGCGCCGGAGGTGCCGTGGGCGGGTTCGCCGGCAAGCTCGGCGGGGTGCTGAAGACCGCGGCCAAAGCCGGGGCGGTCGCGCTCGCCGGTGTGGTGGTCGCCGCCGCGGCGCTGGGGCCGAAGCTGGTCCAGCAGGCCGGTGCGCTGGAGCTGCAGGCCGCCAAAGCGAAGACCGTCTTCGAGGACCAGATCGGCATGGTTGAGAGGTGGGCGCGTAAGAATGCGGCCGCCATGGGGCTCACGTCCCGGGAAGCGGTCAACCTCGCCGGTGGGTTCGCCGACCTGCTCAAGCCGATGGGCTTCTCCGCCAAGCAGGCCGCCGGGATGGCCACCGACGTGGTGGGCCTGTCGGGGGCGCTGTCGGAGTGGTCCGGTGGCACGGTCGACGCGGCCGGGGTCGCCGACATCCTGGCCAAAGCCATGCTCGGCGAACGGGAGGGGCTGAAGCAGCTCGGCATATCCATCTCTGAGGCTGATGTTCAGGCGCGGCTGGCCAAGAAAGGCCAGGAGGGGCTGACCGGTGCGGCACTGGCGCAGGCCAAAGCGACCGCCACCCAGGAACTGATCTTCGAGAAGTCGACCGACGCGCAAAAGGCGTACGCCAAGGGCGCCGGGTCGCTGTCGCGGCTGATCGCCACCGGGAAGGCGAAGCTGCGCGAGTTCGCCCAGGAGATGATCCTCAAGGCCACTCCGGCGATCAAGACCGCCGCGAAGTGGGTGAAGCGGGAACTGGTGCCCCGGCTGCGCGACCTGGCCAAGTGGGCACAGGAGAAGCTGATCCCGGCGCTGAAGGACATGGCAGCGTGGTTCGGGGAGCACATCGTACCGAAGCTGCAGGCCGTTGCCCGGTTCATCGGCGACAAGGTGGTACCCGCGATCGCCGGGCTGGTCGGCTGGATCGAAAAGAACCGGGAGATCATCCCGGCCGTGGGGATCGCCATCGCCGCGCTGCTGGTGCCCGCGTTCATCGCGTGGGCTATCTCGGCGGGCGCTGCTGCCATCGCCACGATCGCCGCCGCCGCCCCCATCATCCTGATCGGACTGGCCGTAGCCGCCCTGGCCTTCCTGATCATCAAAAACTGGGACACGATCAAGAAGGTAACCCTGGCGGTGTTCGGGTTCGTCTGGCGCTACCTCAAGGGCGTGTGGACTGGCATCGTCGCCGCCGCGCGGTTCCTGTGGGAAGCGATCAAGCGCTACTTCGGGTTCTGGAAGGGTGTTCTGGACAAGGTGATCGGTTGGGTGGTGGGCGTCAAGGATCGGGCGGTTGCGGCGTTCACCGCGGTGGTTGAGTTCGTGAAGGCGCTGCCCGGCCGGATCCGTTCGGCGGCCGGCGGGATGTGGGACGGCATCAAGGACGCGTTTCGCAACGCGCTGAACTGGATCATCGACAAGTGGAACGGGCTCAGCTTCACCCTGCCGTCCATCGAGGTGTTCGGGAAGAAGATCGGCGGCATGACGTTGTCCACGCCCGACCTGCCGCGATTCCACTCCGGCGGGGTGGTGCCCGGGCCGGCTGGTGCGGAGGTGCCGATCCTCGCCCGGGCTGGTGAGCGGATCCTGACCCGCGAGCAGGACCTGGTCTCCGGTGGGGGCGAGTTCACGGGGACGCTGGTACTCGACTCGGGCCAGCTGCTCGGGCTGGTGCGGGGTGAGATCCGGGCGACCAACCGGGGTGTGAGCCGGCGGGTGCACGCCGGGATGGGGGGTGCACGTTGAGCCTGACCGCCGCGTACACCGGCGCCCTGTCGCGCGTCGAGCTGGTCGCGACCGCCCTGGGCGGCGACGCCACCTACGCGGTGGTGGAGCGGTCGCTGAACAGCGCCCTGTGGTTCCCCGTCCGCGGGGGGCTCGCGCTGCCGGTGGAGTCCGAGGGTGCGCAGCTGCACGATGATGAGTTCTTCACCGACGCGGCCAACCAGTACCGGATCACGTCCTACGACGCCGACGACGCGCAACAGGAGCAGTTCACCACATCCATCACGGTCAACCTGAACGGTGTGGCGTGGCTGAAGTCGCTCCGCTACCCGGCGAACAACCGGCCCATCACCGTAGTGGACTGGTCCGACGTGTCCAGGCCCGGCCGGTCGGCGGCGCACCCGGTGGTCGGCCGGTCCACCCCCGTGGGAACCGGCGACCTGCACCTGTCGGCGCAGTTCACGCTTGAGGTGCTGGCAGAGTCGGCGGCGCAGGCTGGGGAGCTGGACGTGATCGTCGCGGCCGGGGGGACGTGGCTGATCCACACCCCGGCGGGGTGCCCGTTCCCGGGCGGGTACGTGCGGATCGGTCAGGTTGACCAGGCGCGGCGGACCCGGTCAGCCCGGTCCGACCGCCGATACTTCACCCTGCCGTGCACGGTGGTGACTCCACCGGCTCCTCAGGTGGTCGGGTCGACGCTGGTGGCGCAGACCCTGTTCCGGCTGTACGGGGACGCGACCGCGCTGTTCGCTGCGCACTCAACCGGCCGGTCGCTGCTGGCCACGATCGGCTCGCCCGATGACCTGGTGGTGCTCTGATGCCGGCATTCACATCCCCCGACACCCTGCCGCATGAGTCGCTGACCGGCGACGAACCGACCAGCACGCTCAACGGTGGCAGCGCGGGTACGGTGCCGAAGCTGGCGGTCGCGACGCAGACGGCACTGACCAGTATCCGCGATGACGTGCAGGCCGTGGCCGACGCCGCTGCCGCCGCCGCGCTGGGGTGGACCACGATCGACGCCGGCACCGAAACGGCCGCCTTTACCATCGACCTGACCGCGGGTGGTACGTGGCCAGCTGGCACATTCGAGATGGTCCGCGTCTACTTCCGCGGTGCGACCAGCGTGGACGGTGTTCGGGTCAACGCCCGCGTCAACGCCGACAGCACAGCCGCGCTGCACCTGCGCACGTGGGAGGTGCGCAACCTCAACGGTGGGGCGATCATCGACAGCCTCGCCGGCAACAGCGGCGAAGTGACTTCCTGGCCGTTCGCGTGGTGGTCTTCGGGACTGAGCTGCAACGCTCAGATGCTGATCTACAACACGGACGTGAGCAGCATCCTCAGCATGGAGGCGTCGAGCTACCGCGCCAGCGCGGGCGACACGATCCGGCACCGGGGTGTGTTCCACGGCCACCTGGCCAGTTCGCGGCTGCTGGACAGCTTGCAGATCTTCGCGACGACCGGGTCTATCAGCTCGTGCCGCTGGTGGGCGGAAGGGCTGCGGCTGGCATGAGCACCCCAGTGGGCTACCCGTCGTCGTCGAGCAGCGCGTCCAGCTCGTCGTGGTCGAAGTGGTCGGGGATCTCCGCCCATGTATCACCGTCTGGGCCGGTGATGATCTCGCTGTCCGGTAGCACCCGCGCAGTATGCGTCTGCCCGGTCCGCCGGCGCAACCCGGGCGGTCGGTGATGGCGTTCTCGACGCTCGACGCTGAGGGCGCCCGGCTGGGTGTGCTGGCCAGCACCGGCCGGGTGGCGGTCGACACCGTCGGCGCCAGCGTGCAGGGCAGGCCGGTGCGGCTACTGCGGATCGGCCGGCCGCCGCCGGCACCGGGCACCCGGGCGGTGCTGCTGCTCATGGGCGCCCAGCACGGTGACGAGCCGGCCGGCCGGGAGGGGCTTCTCGCCGCCGCTGAGCACCTGGCCGCGGTCGAGGCTGTCGACGTCCGGTTGCGGCAGGACGGGGTGTCGGGCGACTTCGCCAGCACCCCCGACCACGCGAGCCTGGACATCACCGGCGACCTGGACCTGAGGGTCGAGTTCGCCCCGGACCAGTGGGCATCCGGCTCGATCCAGAACATAGTCAGCAAGTACGCCACCACCGGCAACCAGCGCAGCTACACGATGCGGCTGTCCAGCACGGGCGAGCTGCAGATGGTGTGGTCCGCCAACGGGACCAACCTGATCACCCGCACGTGCACCGTACCGGTTCCGGCTGGTGATGGGCAGCGGATCGCGCTGCGCATCAACGTGGACGTGGATGATGGCGCGGGCGGGAACGTGACCCGGTTCTTTTGGGCGGCGACGATCGCCGGCCCGTGGGCGCCGCTGGGCGACCCGGTGGTGGGCGGTGCGACCACCTCGATCTTCTCCAGCACGGCGGTGCTGGAGATCGGGTCCACCACCGGCGGCACGGCGGGACTGACCGCCGGATGGTGGTGGGCGGCGCAGGTGCGGAACGGCATCGACGGCACCATCGTGGCTAACCCGGACTTCTCCGCGCAGACCGCGGCGGCCGGTAGCTTCGCCGACTCGACCGGGAAGACGTGGACGATCAACGGGTCCGCTGCGCTGGTGGATGTGGGCGACCCGGACCTGGTCGACCTGCTCACCGACCACGGTGTGCTGATCGTCCCGACGCCCAACCCGGACGGGATCGCGAACGACACCCGCGAGAACGCCGACGGCGTCGACCTGAACCGGGACTGGCTGGCGCTTTCGCAGCCGGAGGTGCGTCCGCTGGCGCAGCTGCTCGGGCTGGTGCGTCCGCTGGTGCTGGTCGACCACCATGAGGCTGACCCGCAGCTGAGCGCCAACGTGACGTTCGCACCGCCCAGCAACCCGCAGGCCGACTCCGGGATCGTCGATGAGGCAGACGCGCTGATCGTGTTGATGAAGGCCCGGATGACCGCCGACGGCTGGTCTGAGGACGATTTCGGCGACATCACCGGCGACCCGGACCGGCTGGTGTCCAACGTGGGCATGCGACACGGCGCGGCGGTGCTGGTCGAGTCCAGCGTGAGCCAGACCGAAGCGGCCCGCACCGCCCAGCACCTGGCATGCGCGGAGGAAGCCTGGCAATACGTCATCGCCAACCTGGCCGCCCTGCTCACCGAAGCTGACGACGCGGCCGGCCGCGTCACCGCCGCCGGGGCTGCCGGTGACGCGTTCGACCTGAACAACGGCACCGTGTTGGACCCGGCGCCGCTGGGCTACCGGATCGCTGGGGTGCTGCCAGAGTTCCACCTGGGAGCGTTCGGGATCCTGTCCAGCGGCGCGGTGGTCAGCATGGCGCAGGCCAGCCAGCCGGTCATCCCGTACCTGTTCGACCCGGCATCCGATCACACCATCGCCGGCGGTACCCCGCTGGCGGTGCTGCCACCGGTCGAGCTGGTCGCCACCGTGGCGGAGTTCGCGCCGATCGTCGCCGGCACACACGACGTGGTGGTCGAGGCCCGGATCCTGGTCGCGTTCACCTCCGGGTCGAACCCGGACGGGATCGCACTGCCGATCCTCGACGGAGACGTCCAGCTCGACGCGACCGCCGACATCTTCGCCACCCTGTCCCTGACCACCGAGGGAGTGGATGAGCAGACCGGATGGTCCTGGTTCCCACGCGGACCCGACGATCTGCTGGCCCCGTACGGAAACGAGATCTTCGTACGCCGCGGGGTGGACATCGGCAGCGCAGTCCTGTGGTCGCCGCTGGGTTACTTCCGCATCGAGACGGTGGAGCAGCCCGGCCGGTCAGACGATCCGATCAGCATCACCGGCCAGGACCGGATGGCCGCGCTGATCGAGGCCCGGGTCACCCGACCGCGGGTGTACGCGCCCACGGTCGCACTGGCCGCGCTGTTCTCCGACCTGGTCGGTGACGTCCACCCGGGCGCCGCGATCGTGTTCGACGACGCGGCCGCATTCGAGCCGATCGGCCGGCAGCTGATCGTCGATGAGTCCCGGTACGAGCCGCTGCGGGAGATCGCCGACGGTCTCGGCAAGGTCATGTACTGGGATGGGGAAGGGGTGCTGCGGGTCGAGAACACCCCACCCGACGATGAGGTGGTGTGGCGGGTCGCCGCCGGTGTCGGCGGGGTGCTCATCGACGCCGGCCGGCGGGTCACCCGCGCAGGCGCCTACAACGGCGTGATCATCCACGGGGAAGGCGGCGGGTCGGACAAGCCAGTCACCGGGGTGGCGGTTGATGCCGGCCCGCGGTCGCCGACCCGGTGGGGTGGCCGGTTCGGGCGGGTGCCGCGGGTGGAGACCCTGGCGAGCGTCACCACCACGGGGCAGGCGACCGTGGCGGCGCGGGAGCTGCTGCGCCGCAACCTCGGCGCCCCCTACAGCGCCGACTTCACCGCCGTTCCGAACCCCGGGCTGCGGCCGTGGCACCCGATCCTGGCCGTGGCCGACGACGCCAACCAGGACACGCACGTCGTACAGACGCTGACCATCCCGCTGGTGGCCGACGGTGTGATGAGCGGCACCACCCGGCAACGCACCCATGTAGTGATCGGTAGCGTGGTCACATGACTGTCCCGTTCGGATCAGACGACCTGGCCGCGGTGATCGTGTCCCCCGACCGGGAATGGTCCGGCCGCGCCCTGGGCGTGGTGAAGTCGTGGAACCCTGACACATTCGAGAACGTGATCAACGTCCGGGGCACCGACATCCCCGACCTGCCACTCCAGCAGCCGCTGCTGGGCCTGACCCTCACCCAGGGTGCGGTGGTCATGCTGGACGTCTGGAAACCACGCTCGGGCAAGGGTTCGGCAGTGTACGCCATATCCGGGCAGTGGCTGCCGGTCGGCGCAGGCGCCGCCGCGAAGGCGGTCGCGTTCATGCGCGGTGCGCTCGCCAAGGAAATCTCGGCCGAGGTGTTCGCCGAACGGGTACACGAGGGGTTCGTGGAAGACTCCGACACCCTGTCCGACCAGGCCACGTTCACCGACCTGGACCCTGCCGGGCCGGAGATCACCGACGTCAACATCACCTTCGGGGTGGCGATCGTGTGGCCATCGTGCAGCATGGCCGGCACCCTGGACACCGGCCCCAACTCGGTCGGCGGGTACATGGGCGTGGAGGTGTCCGGAGCGACCACGATCGCCGCCGACATCACCAAGTCGTTCCACCTGCGGCAGACCAACCACAACTCCGACGGCATCAACCGCACGGACGGCGCCCTGGCCGGCAGCACGCTGGTGCTGCCGTGCGCGCCCGGGCTGCACACCTTCAAGGCGGTGTATCGCACCCTGTCCGGCCCGACCACCACGGTCAGCTTCAGCCAGCGGTCCCTAGTGGTGATCGGCATATGAGCATGGAGGTGGCGTGATGGCGTGGAGGTTGGCGGACAGCCTGGCTTGGCTGCGGGCCGAGGTCCGCAGCCGGCACCCGGGTACGACGGTGTGGACGATCGGCGACCAGGCACACGCCGGCACCGCCAGCGACCACAACCCGAACGCGGCCGGGGTGGTGTGCGCCAGCGACACGCTGGACGACGCCGGGCTCGACCTGGCGTGGTACGCCGAGCAGGTGCGGCGGGCCGGGATCGCCGGCCACCCAGCGCCGAAGTACATCATCTACAACAAGAGGATCGCCAGCCGCTCCGGTGGCTGGATCTGGCGGCCGTACTCCGGCGACAACCCGCACACCGGCCACGTGCACGTGTCCGTGGGAGTCGGGCCGGACGGCAGCAGCACCGGGCCGTACGACGACACCAGCCCGTGGGGGCTACTGGCGGAGGAGGACGACATGGAGGCGCGTGACGTGTGGCTGGAGAGGCTGGCGCCGGACGCGACGGTACTGCGGGCATACCCGGGGATCCGGGCAGACGGGTACCTCGCCCAGACCTGGCTGCAGTACACCTACCGGTGGGTGCGCCGGGCCGCCGACCGGGCGGCCGAGCTGGCGGCCGGACAGGCTGCCATCCTCGCCGCGGTCGCCGGGCAGGACGTGCTGGCCGCGGTGCGGGCCGAGCTCGACCGGCACCGGGCGCAGCTGCTGGCGGAGCTCGGCGACGGGCTCGCCGACCAGCTCGCCGACCGGCTGTCCGAGGTGGTCCCGTCCGAGCAGGTGCGGACCGCGGTGGCGGAGGTGCTGGCGGCCCGGGACCGCCGCGCTGCTGGCGACGGTCCCTGATGTTCGCCGACCTGCTGCCGGTGGCCGCCGAAGGTGGCCTGCTCGGCGTGGTGGTGACCGTGTTCGGACTGTTGCACCGATCCGCCACCCGGGCAGCTGAGGCCACCGTGCACGCCTACCGGGAGCAGACCGCCGACTGGCGCACCACCGCCCGGCTGGAGCGCGAGGCACACGACCAGACCCGGCGGCAGCTGCTGCACGTGCTGGCCCCGCTGCGGACCACGGCGGAGAGTGCACCGTGAGCTGCTGGCGGCGGCGGCGGCGGGAGCTGCCAGGCAACGGCGAGGCTGCCCACGCGCGGCAGGACGCGCAGCGACGCCTGGATGAGGCACGCCGGCGGCAACCGGAGGTCGACCGGGCGCATGACCGGCTCGCCCGATGGGTCGACCAGGCGCTGGGGGGGCGGTCGTGATCGGCGTGGTGGTCGCCGAGCTGGCGCTGTTGGTCCTGCTGTGCCTGGCGTTCGCCGTCGGGCACGCCCGGGGGCGGTGGTGGTCCACACCAACCGGCCGGCACCTGATGCTCATGGCTACCACGTTGCTGGCCATGGCGGTGAGCCTGCTCTTGCTGGCGGCCGGGCCGACACCACCGACGTGGGTGTTCGCGCTTGTGTTCGGCGGGACGGATGCGGTGATGGTGGGGTGGCTGGTGCTGCTGCGGCGCGCCCGCAGGGCGGAGACGGAGGAATCATGAGCGAGTACGTTCCGGACCCGACGTCCCGGGAGCCGCTACGTGCACCGGCGGTATGGACTGCGGCGGCGGTGGCGGTGGTGGACATCCTGGTCGGCTACGCGGTCCCGGTGCCGGACCGGGCAGCGATCGGGATCATCGCCCTGGTGACCACGCTCGGGCCGCTGGTGGTGTGGGCGTGGGGGCGGCGCCGGGCCTGGTCCGGGGCGACGGTCGCGGACCGGGATCGTCTCCGGCAGCCCGAGCCGGAGCAAGAGGCGCAGCGGTGAGCCAGCGCCGGGAGACGGAACGGCACGCGGCCGAGGTGCTGGGTCCGGCGGTGAAGGCGTGGCACCGGGAGCGGCGCGGCAACGCCCACGTCATCGGCGCCAGGATGGCCGCCGGGTACGACCCGCCGTCCGCGTCGCTGCATCCTGCTGGCGGTGCTGGCGAGCAGGATGTGATGCAGGATGACCTTGCCGCGATCCTGCGGGAGCTGGGGCTGGGTGACCACGCCCGGCCGGTGTCCCCGCACCAGGTGGTGCAGACCGAGGTGCTGCCGATGATCCGGGCGTGGCGGATGGCCCTCGCCGCTGCGGGGGCGCCGGTGCACGAGAGTCTGGTTCACTGCGGCCCGGCCTGCGCGTGCGGCGTGACCGACGCTGGCATGTTCTACCGGGATCCGCTGTGCGCCTCCCGGCGGGACGCAGCCGTCCCGCCGGCACCAGCGGGCCGCAACCGTCCCGGCCGCCCGGCGTCGATGCCCGTGGCCCCGCCGGCGCCCCGCCCGCGGCGGTAAACGCCCGACGGCGCCACCGGATCCTCCCCGATGGCGCCGTCGGCGCTCCCCCTACGGCTGGTTACCGTCGCGCAGGTTCGCCACCCAATCGCGCGCCGGGTGGCGGTCCCACACCCCCCACCAGTGGGCACCGAAGTCGGCCGACCAGCTAGAGATGCGGCCGCATGCCTGCTCGACCCAGAACCGCGACGGGTAGCCGACCCGCCAGTCACACCAGATGGTCATCTCGCCAGCCGGGCACCGGGACCGGCGCCCGTCGGCAAGCTGCAGCTGGTACTCAGCCTGCCGCTGCGCGTGGGGCGCGAACACGTCGATCCAGCAGGTCTCCAGCACCGCCCAGTTCGGCTCGCCCGGGCCGCCCTCGGACAGCCACGCCGGGTAGCTGGGCTCAGGAGCCGGCTGCACAACACTGCGCAGCCCGGTCGGGTCGGGGGCCGCCGCAGTGCTCAGCAGCGTCGGCAGGGTGACGATCAGGGCGGTCGCGGTGGCGGCCGCGATCAGCTTGCGGGTGCGGGTCATGTCAGCCTTCCTCAGGGGTCGTCGGGTCGGGGGTCGAGATCAGGTCGGCGGCGGCGCAGATCGCGGCAGCCACCGCCCGCGCCAGTTCCGGGTCCAGGCACTCCGCCCGATCGACGTTGACGCCCGCCGGCTGGCGCTGCCCGGTCTCCATGTCGTCGATCTGCAGGACGTGCACGCCGACCCGGCTGTACGTGCCCGCGCCCGGGTTGGGAGCGTCCATGAGGTCGCGGGTGTGGTACCGCTCCGCGTAGGCGGTGAACCCGTCGTCGGAAACGTACTTGGACTGCGGGTCATCCCTGGTGTGGTCGGCCGCACACCAGCTCGGGCAGCCCGGCAGGCCGTGGCAGGGACAGTCGCATCCCTGGGCCGCGGCGGCGCCGGGGCACTGCTCATGGTCGGCAAGGGCGCACATGTTGTGCGCGATGGTCGTACGATCGGACATCAGCCGGACTCCATTCCGGTCAGGCCCGGGTAGCGGTGCTGCGAACACCGTCCGGGCCGCTTAGCCACCCTGTAACTGGGCGACTTTGGGTCAGCTGTGACCAGCGTTTTCCCTGGCTACGCACACGGCTGAGGGTCGAGCGCCTTACAAGCGGGAGGTCGCTGGTTCGAAACCAGCCGCGCCCACCAGAACCTCTCCGACCAGGGAAAATGCCAACCACTCCGCGACCGTACACCCGACGCACACGGCGCGGCAACCGTGTAACATCCCCCGAATGGCGGACATCGAACGGGTGTGGAAGCACACCATCCAATCCTGGCGGCGCGACCTACGGGCCGAGAACCGGGCCGCGTCAACCATCCGGATCTACACCGACGCCGCCGGGCAGCTACGCGACTGGCTGACCAGCGCCGAGCAGGCCACCGCCCCGCAGGACGTGACCCGGGAGCAGCTGTCCGCATGGATGGCGCAGCTCACCGAGACCCGCACCCCGGGAGGTGCCTCCCTCGCCTACCGGTCCGTGCAGCAGCTGTTCGCGTGGCTGACCCGGGAGGGGGAGGTGGAGGTGGACCCGATGGCGAGGATGCGCCCGCCGCTGGTCCCCGAGACACCGGCGCCGGTGCTGACCGATGCCCAGCTGAAGGCGATCCTGGCCACCTGCAAGGGCACCACGTTCGTCCAGCGGCGCGACCAGGCCATCCTGCGGGTACTGCTCGACACCGGCTGCCGACGCGGGGAGGTGGCCGGGCTGCGCGTCGATGACCTCGACCTGGACCTGGACGTGATCACCGTCGCGGGCAAGGGGCGGCGGATTAGGTCGGTGCCGTTCGGGAACTCGACCGGCCGGGCGCTGACCCGCTACCTGCGCGCCCGGGACCGGGAGAAGACTGCCGACCTGCCGTGGCTGTGGCTGGCGGAGAAAGGCCGCGGCCGGCTCGGCGCCGACGGCATCCGGCAGATGGTCGAGCGGCGCGGCGACCAGGCCGGTATCCCGGGGGTCCACGCCCACTTGTTCCGCCATACGGCCGCGCACCGGTGGCAGGCCGCCGGCGGTTCGGAGGTGGACCTGCAGCGGATCATGGGCTGGCGTTCGGCGCAGATGCTTCGCCGTTACGCATCGTCGACAGCTGACGAACGCGCGCGTGAGGCGCACCGCCGGCTCAGGCTGGGCGATCAGGTGTAGCTCGGCGTGGTCGGCGGGCCGTGCATACCAACGCACGGAGAAACCGTATAAGCTGTGCCGACCAGACGGGGACCGGCCCCTCACCATGCGAACGGGTGGGACCGGCCCCCGACCCCCTGAGCCGATACACGCTGTATCTAGGGTGACGCTCCGTAGCCTGGCAGGGCCGCGGAACCTACCTCACGGTACCGGGTCTCAACGGTGTGCGTAGCCCCTAACGGTGGCCACCGTAGACCCGAACGGGTGAATCGGCGCTAGCCGAAGGGCCGACACCGTGGCACGAACCCCTCCACCCCAGCCGGTCCGGGTCCACCTAGCCCGCGCCGCGGCGCACCTCCGCTTCGCCGGGATGACCGCCGAGGAACGCCGGGCCGCCACCGCACCCGCCCGCGAGGGCTACGCCCAGCGGTGGCATCGGCAGGCCGCGGAGAAGTGGCCCCACCTGAACGGGGCCGACCTGGACCGGGCCGCCGACTCACTGCGCCGCGCCCACCTGGCGCAGATGGCGGCGCGGGCCGCCGCCCAGCGAGCCAGAGATGCCGCCCAGCGAGCCAGCCAGGCCGCGACCGAGGTCGCCACGGTGGACCAGGCAGCCAGCGGCGCCGGAAAGGCGGCGCAAGCATGAGCGCCGCCCCGGGCATGCGGGGCGACGCCACCCCGACAGTACCAACCATCGACCGATGCCGGTACCACGGCCGCGGCGGAGTCCGGTGCACCGGGCAAGTTCTCGACAACTCATACCTCGCCGAGGTCTGGATCTGCGCCAAACACGCCGGCCGGGTGCTGGCGATGATCAAGCGGCACGCCGCGAAGACGGACCGGCGGGGGGTGGCATGAGCCCCCCGGTAGAAGACCTGGCCACCGAGGTGAAGCGGATCTGCCGCACCTACAGCGAATCGTCGGCGCGCAGCCAACAGAAGATGATCGGCCTGTCCGAGATCGGCGACCCGTGTGACCGGGCCATCGCCTACCGGCTGATGCAGATGCCGCCGGTGAACACGGGGCGGGACAACCACCTGGCTGATGTGGGTACCGCGTGGCACACCTGGGCGGCCGAAGCGTTCGCAGCCGAGAACCAGCGGATCGGCCGGACCCGGTACGTCATCGAGGAACGGGTCTACCTCACCGACGGCTACTCGGGAACCGCCGACCTGTTCGACGTGGACACCGGCACGGTGCTAGACCACAAACTTCTCGGAATCACGTCACTCCGGAAGATCCGGGGCGGTCAGATCCCGGACAAATACCGGGTCCAGCTGCACTCCTACGGACTTGGCCACGCCCGCGCAGGCCGCCAGGTCCAGCAGGTCGCGCTGGTCTGCTACCCGCGGTCGGACAACCTAGGCGGCGACTTCGGCGGACTTGGCTTGCACATCCACGCCGAACCATACGACGAACAGATTGCCCGGCGGGGGCTCGACCGGCTCAGCCGGCTGTCCACGCTGCTGTACCAGCTGAACCCGGAACGCCATCCGGACCGCTGGTCGCTGATCCAGGCCACACCCAGCGATGACTGCCGCTGGTGCCCATTCCTCCGGCCCGGAAACGGGCCGGCAGATGACGCCGGCTGTCCCGGGCAGCCGGCCGACATCCCCAAGACCATGCCCGGGATCTATTAACCCAGGTACCAAGGTGCCAAAACGCAAGGGAGTAGAAATGTCCAACCAGGACGCCAATGACTTCTTGATGGGATCAGGGATCCCGTCCGCGAAGTTCCCCACCATCGGAACCTCGATCACCGGGACCGTCGCCCGGGAGCCGGAGCTGCAGCAGCAGACCGACTTCGACAGCGGCGAGCCGCTGGTCTGGACCGACGGCAGGCCGAGGATGCAGGCCAAGGTGGTGCTGCAGACCGCCGAACGGGACCGGGAGATCGCCGACGACGACGGCACCCGCGCCATCTACGTGCGGGCGAACCTGCAGAAGGCGGTCGCCTCCGCGGTCCGCGGCAGCGGCGCCACCCGGCTCGAAATCGGCGGCCGGCTCACCGTCACCTACACCGGCGACGGACCGGCACAGGGCAAGAAGAACCCGCCGAAGCTGTTCGCGGCCAAGTACGAGCCGCCCGACCCGGTCGCGCAGGCCGCCGATCCGCAGGACCCGCCGACCGGCGGCGGCGGCGGGACGGCGCAGGCCGGTGCGGAGGATCCGCCGCCGGCCGGGGTCGACCCGACGGCATGGGCAGCGCTGAGTGAGGAGCAGCGGGCGACCCTGCGGGCCGCGATGAGCCGGCCGTACTGATCCACGACCGCGCCCCGAACCCGGAACCGGCCGGTACACCCGCGATCAGGTCGCGGCGGGGCACCAAACAGCGGCACAACGAGGGAGGACCGGTATGGCGCTGGTGCGCATCGAGGTCGCCGGATTCGAGGCCCGGATCTACTCGCCGTTCTCGGCCGTACGCGTCGAGATCATCAAGACCATCCCGTACCGGACATGGGACAAGGAAGACAAGTGCTGGCGGATCCCCGCCGCGCAGGTCCCCTCGCTCACGATCGCGCTGCAGCGCATCGGAGACCGGGTCCAGATCAACCAGGCGCCCCCGGGAAGCGGACCACCTCCGGCCGGCGGCAGCGGACCGGAAGATCAGGCCCGGCTGCGGCGGCTGGAGAAGGCCAACACGGAACTCAGGCGCGAGAACCAGCGGCTGAGCCAGGAGCTGATCCGGCGGCGCAACGAGCAGTCCGCCCAACGGTCCAGCTGGGCCGAGAACCTGCTCGTCAAGCTGTCCCCCGACCAGGCCGAGAAGGCGTACAAGAAGCTGGCGCTGGTGCTCCACCCGGACGTCGGCGGCGACAACGATTTGATGCGCGATCTGAATGTGGCCTTTGACCTGCTGGGCCGCCGGAGTCGGGCGTGACCGGCCCGTACGCCACCGCCGCCGAGCTGTACTGGCGCGCAGGCTGGCGGGGCATCCTCCCGCTCCCCGCAGCGCGGAAAAGCCCCCCACCGGACGGCTGGACCGGCCACGGCGCGCCCTATCCGTCCTTCGCCGACATCCACGCGTGGATCGAAGACCGGGGCGCGGGGAACCTCGCGATCCGGCTACCCGCCGACCTGCTCGGCCTGGACGTAGACGCCTACGCCGACAAACCCGGCGCGCAGACCCTCGCCGAGCTGGAGACCGAACACGGACCGCTGCCCGCGACCTGGTTGTCTACCAGCCGCGATGACGGGATCTCCGGTATCCGGCTGTTCCGGGTTCCGGCCGGGATCAGCTGGGTTGGGGCGCTACCCGGCATCGAGACCATCCACGCCGGGCACCGGTACCTGGTCGCGGCGCCCTCGGTGCACCCCGACACCGGCCGCAAGTACCGGTGGCACAACCCGGCCGGGCAGCTCACCGACCAGATACCCGGACCGGCCGACCTGCCCGAGCTGCCGCTACCCTGGGTCGCCGGGCTCGCCCGGCCGCGCGCGCGGAGCAACCCGGCGGACCTTGGCGCTGGTGAATCCGCCACCTGGCTACGGCACCTGCGCCCCGGACCGCAGTGTCCCCCGGTGTCGCTGGTGCTGGCCGAAGCGCTCCGCCGGCTGGCGGACCCGGCCGGAGGTGGACGTCACGACCTGACCCGCGACGCGTCCCGGGCGCTGGCCGCGTTCGGCGGGGAAGGCCACGCCGGTGTCTACGACGCCCTAGGCCAGCTCGGCAACGCGTTCGTCGCCGCGGTCGGCGGCGCGTCGCGCACCACCGAGGAAGCCACCGCCGAATACCACCGGATGCTGTTCGGGGCGATCCGGCTCGCCGCCGGCAGCGCCCCGCAACCTGGCCAGGAATGCGACTGCACCACCGACCAGGACCTGTTCGACCTGGTCGGTGGTGCCCCCGACCAGTCCAGCGGGCAGGAAAAGCGGCCGCGTCAGGAGCCGCCCACCACGCGGCCCGAGCTAGACGTGACCAACCCGGCAGTGGCCGCCGTCTGGCTCCGCGACCACCTGGGCCGTGGCCAGCTGGCCGGCATGTTCCACCGTGCCGATGACCTCGTTTACACCCCCCGTGAAGGTGAAGACGGGTACGTACCCCTCAACGACAACGAGCGCGATAACGACGGCCCGGCTCAGATCCGGGTGGTGACCGCTAACAACCTGGCCGCACAGATCAGTTACCGGTACGGCACCTATCGCAGCAGCACCACCAAGAGCGGCAACGAAATCCGCCAGCCGGCGTTGTTCCCCTTCTCTGCCGCCACCACCGCCGTCAGCGCCCTGGACATGATGCGGCGGCTACGTCAGCTACACGGCGTCACGCACACACCAATTGTGCGAGCCGACGGCACCATCCTCAACCGGCCCGGCTACGACCCGGAAACCCGGTTGCTATATCTACCCGGCGACCTGGTCGTACCCGACGTGCCCCAGGATCCGACCGCCGGGCAGGTGCGGGCGGCGGTCGCGCTACTTGATCGGATGGTTGAGGGTTTCCCGTTCGTCACCAGCCATGACCGGGCCAACTTCTACGGCCTGCTGATCACTCCGGTGTTGCGAGAACTGGTCGGCCCCCCGTACAAACTCGGCGTATTCACCGCACCCATGCGACGCTCCGGCAAGACCCTGCTGGCGTCACTGCTGCGGATCCTGCACGGTGGCGTGTTCCGGGCCGAGGTTCCCGCCGATGAGGCCGAATGGTCCAAGACTCTGTCCACCATCCTCAACGTTACCACCGGGCCAGTGGTGTGCTTCGACAATGTCACCGGCACCCTGAAATCCGGAACCCTGGACGGCCTACTCACATCCTCAACGTTCGACGCCCGCCAACTCGGCCGCACCGACCAGATGATCCGGCGCCGCAACGACCGAATTTGGACCATCACCAGCAACAACGCCCGTCTCGGTGGCGACCTGCTACCCCGCGCGTTGTGGATCAGCATCGACCCGCGTGCGCCCCACCCCGAGCGGCGAACCGAATTCAACATCTCAGACCTGCCCCGGTGGGTACACGAACACCGGGGGAATCTGTTGGCTGCGTTGCTGACGTTGGTGCGGGCGTGGGTGGCCGGCGGGCAGCCGACCGAGCAGGTCGGCGACATCTACGGCCGCTGGGTTGGGACGGTCCGTGGCATCCTGACCGCCGCTGGCGTTCCCGGCGCGTTCGACGCGCCCGAGAGTTCCGGCCAGGAAGCCACCGACGATGAAGACGAACTGGGAACCTTCCTCGATGCTGTGTATCGCGTGTTTGGCGACGAGTTGTGGACTGCTAAAGATCTACTGGAACGTGTCGACGTCTTACACGCGGCTTCCATACCCCTCGATGTATTGCCGAGCGAACTGAGCGAGCGGGCATCGAGAGCAAGCGATCCCAGGGTGGTCGCGCGATCACTCGGGATGTGGCTGGGTTACCGAACGGGGCGCTGGGTGGGCGACAAGGCTGTCTGCAAGCGCAAGGCGAACAGGGTCGGGACGATTCAGTGGCAAATCGTCACATACGAGGCACCAGGTGCAGGGACTGCAGGGACTGCAGGGACTAACTACAACGCTCGCGCGGGAGGTTTGCGATGATCTTGATAGGGAAAACCGCGTCCGGATCCGTCAGGAACCGTCCCTGCAGTCCCTGCAGTCCCTGCAGACCATGACCCAACACCTGATCTCCACCCGCGCCAGCGGCGGAACCTGCGCGGCGTGCAAAACATCGACACTGGTCGCTTACTGCGAAGGGCTAAGAGTGCGCGTAGATGTGACACCCATCGATGCGACCGGGGAGGTCGCGGCACTCGCCGAAGGGCGCGCCACCTACACGTTGATCATGGCCGGGGAGCTGGTCCACCGGGACCAGTTCCGCATCCAAGATCCTCACCTGGCCGGAACCGTCCATCGCCAGCACCGGTGCCCAGCCGACCAGGTCCGCTGGCGGCGCAGAGTCGACCGGGCCAACTTCGCCACCGCCCGCAGCGCCGGACTGGCCACCCGCCACGCCCGCCGGCTACAGCACCCGGCACCACCCGACATCGACTACTGCCGCACCTGCGGCATGACCAACCACCCGGACGGCACCCCCAGGCACACCCGCGGGTGCAAGACCAAGACCACCGCCGGATCGACCGGCGGAGAACAAGGGAAGGACTAGACCGTGACCGAGGCCACGAAGCGTCAGGTGTATGACCAGATGGTCCAGCGGGTCACCGCCGACCGGACCGGGTGCGCCCGGTGGTTGGAGCAGGAACGCCGCTGGTGCAACCGCACCGATCAGCTGGTGCCCTACCAGGTTGGGCCGCTGTGTCCCGAGCACCAGCCACGCACCCGTTGACGACTTCCGCCGGATCACCCGGCGGCGAGGAAGGGAAGGATCATGGATAGCGGAGACAAGATGACCCGCACCGAACGGCTGGAGCTTGTGAAGATCGTCCGCTCGCGGGTCCGGCTCGCCAAGGATGACGTCGAGACACGCAAGCGGCAGATCCTGGCCGACGCCGAAGCGGCACTGTCCGCCGAATTCAAGGAACAGGATGCTGCCTGGGCGGATATCATGGCCGAAGCTCGCGCCTACGTGGCCGAGGTCAAGGCCAAGATCGACGCGATCTGTGCTGAGCGTGGCATCTCGGCCGAGTTCCGACCCGGTACTGGCCTGTACTGGTTCGAGCGTGGCCGCAACGCCGACCCGGCACGGCGGAACGAGCTTCGCAAGGCGGTACAGACTCAGGCGGAAGCCTCAGCACGGGCGGCGAAGCTCGCAGTCGACCGTCAGGGCGTCCAGGCTCAGGAGCAGATCATGGCCGGGAGCTTCGAGTCCGGCGAAGCCCGGGAGTTCCTGTCCAGCCTGCCTACCGCTGAGGCGCTGATGCCGGCGCTGGAGCTACCGGCGATCACCAGCAGCTGACCCACACGCCGGCCCGGGTGTTCCGTACTCACCCGGGCCGGCACCAACCCTACGAGGTGAGCATGACCACCACCGAGACCACCACCACGATCATCGCGTTCCTGTCCGGGATCGGCGTAGGCGTCACCGCCATGGCCACCGCGGCGTGGCTGGTGCGCCGCTGCCGGATCCGGGCCTTCCGCCGCCAGTTCCTTCAGGACGTCCAGAACAGCCGCGTCACCGTGCTGGACCCGGGCACCTGGCCGTGGTCGACCACCCGCCAGCCAACGCCCCCGCCGCCCACCGTCGCCCTGGGCGTGGACAAGCCGCTGCCGCGGCCCAGCGGGCGGTGCAAAGCACCCACCGACCGGGACCACCCGACCGGGCCGGCCGCATGAGCCGCACCTGGGCCGGCGGCTCCACCCGGGCCTGGCGGAAGGTCCGCCACCACGTCCTGACCCGCGACGCCTACCGCTGCCAGCTGCGCCTGCCCGGCTGCACGGCCGCGGCCACCGCCGCCCACCACACCCGCCCCCGGGCGGTCGTAGGCGACGACCCCCGGTTCCTGGTCGCCGCGTGCGCCAGGTGCAACGCCCAGGTCGGCGACCCGGGCCGGCTCGATCCGGCACCGACACCACGGACACGGTGGCGGACGCAGGGGAGGATGGACGCATGACGCTGGTGGAGTTCCTGGCCGCCCGGTGGGCCGAGGATGAGGGCGATGCGCTGGCCGCTTGCCAGGGCGGCGGCTACCGAGATTGGGACGTGCCGTCAACCGGCGTGGTCCAGGTAGCAGGTGGGGACCTCGACGGCTTGGTGCTGGCGCCGCGTAACGCTGCCCTGCACATGGCCCGGCATGACCCGGCGCGGGTGCTGCGCCGGGTGGCTGCCGATCGGTCCATTCTAGACAAGTATCGGTCTCTACCGCGTGCGAGTCTCGACTACCGGAAAGGCCAGCTGCACGCCTACGACATGGTGCTGCGCCTGCTCGCGCTCCCGTACGTCCAGCATCCAGACTACGACCCGGCGTGGCGGCCCTAGCCCGGTGATGAGCTACCCGTACGTGTGGACCTGGCGGTACCGCCGCATCGCCACGCCGTACCCGGTGGTACGACCAGCCCGGGCGCCCTGGTTCGGCGACGGGATCGACCGGACCGGGCAGCGCTGCCGCGTGGTCTGCCGGGGCACGATGAACAGTGCGATGGTCGAGTTTGAAGACGGACACCAGACCGTCACCAGCCGCGGCGGACTGCGGCGTGTGACACGATGACTCGACGAACGTCGATGCCATCGACCAAAGCACCCCAGTTTCCCCATGTCAGAGACCCCCGGACATCCATAGCGTCCCTCTCTCCCCGGCAGCCGCGCGCCCGGCCGTGGCTTGCAATTCGGCCCGCGAAATGTAAGCGACCGGACCCAAGATCGCTCCAGCTGACGGCCTAGCTGGAGCGATCTTGGGCCGACC